CTATAGCAGCAGTGGCGAGCGATAATGGTGGCGATAAAAATACAACATATCCTGAGGTTCCTACAGAACAATCAATTACACCAACAGTGACAGTAACAGGTTATGAGGACAATGTTGGCAAGATCGTGGGTAACGTTAAATCAGGCGAAGCAACAGATGATAATAAACCTGTGATCAGTGGTACAGCAACGAATGCTAAGACTGTTGAAGTGACGATTACGGATGCTGAAGGTCAAGTGTTGACTAAAACAGCAACTGTTGAAGACGGTAAATGGTCATTACCTGAATTAACTGAAGTTTTGGCAGATGGTAAAGTGACGATCACAGCTGTTGCGAAAGATGCGTTGGGTCGTCCAGTGACATCGAACACATATGAAGTGACAGTGGACACAAAAGTGGATGCAGGCAAACCTGAAATCGTGACAGATTTAGATGGTGACAGCACAATCACCACAACGGTTGATCCTGAGGATGTGACAAAAGTTGAAGTGATTGATCCTACGACAAAACAACCGATCCCAGGTTTAGTAGTGAAAGGTCCGGATGATAAAGGTCAAGTCATCATCACAGGTAAAGTGCCAACAGATGTAATGCCTGAGTTGAAAGTGACGGATAACGTTGGTAATGAGAAACAAGTACCGATTGTAGATCAAACACCGAAAGCAACCGTTGAAGTCACAGGTTATGATGATAACGAAGGTTCAATCCAAGGTAACGTTGAATCAGGCAAAGCGACAGATGACAACACACCAGTGATCAGTGGTACAGCGACGAATGCTAAGACTGTTGAAGTGACGATTACGGATGCTGAAGGTCAAGTGTTGACTAAAACAGCAACTGTTGAAGACGGTAAATGGTCATTACCTGAATTAACTGAAGTTTTGGCAGATGGTAAAGTGACGATCACAGCTGTTGCGAAAGATGCGTTGGGTCGTCCAGTGACATCGAACACATATGAAGTGACAGTGGACACAAAAGTGGATGCAGGCAAACCTGAAATCGTGACAGATTTAGATGGTGACAGCACAATCACCACAACGGTTGATCCTGAGGATGTGACAAAAGTTGAAGTGATTGATCCTACGACAAAACAACCGATCCCAGGTTTAGTAGTGAAAGGTCCGGATGATAAAGGTCAAGTCATCATCACAGGTAAAGTGCCAACAGATGTAATGCCTGAGTTGAAAGTGACGGATAACGTTGGTAATGAGAAACAAGTACCGATTGTAGATCAAACACCGAAAGCAACCGTTGAAGTCACAGGTTATGATGATAACGAAGGTTCAATCCAAGGTAACGTTGAATCAGGCAAAGCGACAGATGACAACACACCAGTGATCAGTGGTACAGCGACGAATGCTAAGACTGTTGAAGTGACGATTACGGATGCTGAAGGTCAAGTGTTGACTAAAACAGCAACTGTTGAAGACGGTAAATGGTCATTACCTGAATTAACTGAAGTTTTGGCAGATGGTAAAGTGACAATCACAGCTGTTGCGAAAGATGCGTTGGGTCGTCCAGTGACATCGAACACATATGAAGTGATAGTGGACACGAAAGTGGATGCAGGCAAACCTGAAATCGTGACAGATTTAGATGGTGACAGCACAATCACCACAACGGTTGATCCTAAGGATGTGACAAAAGTTGAGATTGTGGATAAAGATGGTAATCCTATTTTAGATGTTAAGACAGGTGAACCGTTAGTAGGCAAGCCAGATCCAATCACTGGTGAAGTTAAGATAGAAGGTAAGATTCCAAAAGGTATTGAACCTGAATTAAAAGTGACGGATCATGTAGGTAATGAAGGTAAAACTTCGATTGTAGATAAAACACCTACTTATACTCTTCTTGTGGAAGGCAATGGTGATGATACCATTACAGGGCCAGATGATAGCAATAATGTTTTGATTGGTGATCAAGGCGGTTTACATACTAATTTTGTTGCAGGGCAGGATCATAATGTTGCGGTTGTATTAGATGTATCCGGTAGTATTGTGGGGGACTGATTTATTTGGCAGAGGATTTGCAAAAGAAAAAAGCCCAAAGCATTCGATAGCAATGGGCAATCTCACAGATTTCTGCCTGAAATTCTCTTTGTCATAAAATGATTTATTTTAATAAGTTTTTGCAAAAAGTTTGGCAGAGTTTAATCAGTCTTTAATCACTGTTTAAACATGTTTAATTCTTACGATATCTAAACAAGGTTCCTGGTTCTGTATGAACAACAGCACCAATTACTTCAAAATCATCTGGTGGCATCTTCATATCGATTTGGAATGGTCGATAAACAGGATTCGCACTAGATATCTCTATAATTGAATTTGGGAGCTTCTGAGCTCTTTTAACAAGCAAATCACCATCAATTCTAAGAACATAAATGCCATCAGATAATGTTTTATTTGCCGTATCTACTAACATCACATCCCTATCATCAATAACACCTGTCATTGAATCACCTTTAGCAGTCAACGCAATAAGGTCTTTAGGGTTAACTTCTAAATATTTCTTAATCCAATAAGTTCTATATGCCATTGAGAATAGGTAGCTTTCCTCATTGATGGCACAGCCATGCCCAGCACTGGCACTAACATTATATCTAGGGATAAAGGTAAACTCGTTTAAATCAACCTGATTGCCAGCATTATCATATACCGCGATTACTGGGGTATTTTGATCAACAACATCGTCAATAGACCCATTGCCTGTTGCAAGCCATTCAACACTAACATTGTTGTGTTTCGCTAATTTCAATAATACAGGTAGTGTTGGATTACCACCTTTTAATAGCCTTTGTATTCCTGAAATAGAAATGCCTGCACTTTCAGCTAACGATGTAACTGTATCATGCCTAGAAGCTAAATAATTTAATCGCCGAGTAAACCCTTCACTACTTAATTCATCACTTGAAAGTTCAGAGTTTAAACTTTCAAGTTTTTCATCAACTTTAAAGTTTGTCATATTCACACCTAATAATAATATAATTCAATCAATTACATCATTTAAGTTGAATTGCCTCAGCAATTTAACTTTAAAGTTTAAATATATCTCAACTTTAAAGTTGACAATATAAACTTTAGAGTTATTATAGTTCATAACAGTTAAACAAATTAATAACTCAAATGAGGTAAGAGATGATCATACATGCAAATCATTGTTCTGTCCAAGATATGCATCCAGAGGATATTAAAGCTGCTATTAAAAAGGCAGGATTTACAATGACAAGCCTAGCAAAAATGCATGGCATCAAGTATGGCAGTACTTTAAATCAAGTATTTCACAATCCTAATTACCCTAAAGCAGAACGTATTATTTCTGATGCTATTGGTCTTTCAGTTGAAGAGATATGGCCATTAAGAAGTCAACAACGAAATAATAAAAACTCTAAAGTTTAAAGTGGTGCCTTTATGGAACTAAAGACTTTTTACTCAACTATTGAACTCAAAAGATTAAACATTGTTGGATTGCCAACAACAGTTCAAGGAATAATGTTGAGAGCAGAAAATGAAAAATGGTCATCTCGTCCACGCAAAGGCCGTGGTGGTGGTTTGGAATACGAAGTGGCATCCATGCCAGTTGAGATCCAGCAAGCAATTCGTGAACACGTTCTCGCATCATTAGTCATCGAACCGCGTCGTGAAGTTGCTACAGCTTCTAATGAGTTGGTATTACACGAAACTCAAAAGCTCGATAACTTGAATGACAAGCAACGTGAGATCGCAGATGCTCGTTTAGCAATCTTGCATCACATTGCAAAAATGGAACAAGTGACAACTCGTCAGAAAGCGATTCGTACATTGATCTCAAGTGCTAAAAATAAAACATTGGATGAGTCATTGTTGCAGTTGGTTTATATAGCCAATGCACGTGCTAATTCTGATCGTATTGTGTCTGAACGCACGATTATGCGTTGGATTGCAGATGCAGCTAAATGTGACACAGCCGCAGAACGATTACAAGCATTAGCACCTGCGGTACGTGTTGAAAAACAGCCTGAAGAATTGCCTTGGTTAGGTGCATTCTTGAAAGTGTATCAGCGCCCAAATCGTATCAGTGTTGCTGAGGCTTATGATGAATTCAAAGCAATCTGTAAACGCAATAACATTGATTATCCGAGTGTTCACAAAGTGCGCCGTGCATTAGAGAAAATGTCTAAGTTGGATGTATCTCGTGGCCGTGTGACAGGTTCAGAGCGCAAAGCAATGTTGCCATACGTGAAGCGTGATTGGGGCGTTTTGGGTGCAAATGCTGTATGGGTGGGCGATGGTACAAGTTTGAAAGCTAAAGTGCGTCATCCTTTGCATGGCCGTCCATTCACACCTGAATTAACCATGATCATTGATGCATCTAGCCGTTATATCGTGGGTTGGTCAGTATCATTGGCTGAAAACACATTAGCAGTTGCAGATGCCTTCAGAAATGGTGTTGAGAACCACGGCTTACCATTGATCTACTACTCGGATAATGGTGCTGGCCAAACAGCTAATCTTTTGGATGCTGATATCACAGGTATGTTTGCACGTTTAGGTGTGGATCATCAAACAGGTATCGCAGGCAATCCGCAAGGCCGTGGTGTGATTGAACGCTTAAACAAAACATTGGCACACAAAGTGGCGCGTCAATTCCCAACTTGTTTCACTAAGGATTCAGATAGAGAGGCTGTGCGTAAAACTTTAGTGTTACTCAACAGCGCTGCTAATGCTGAATATCAAGGTAAAGAATTGATACCACAGCAAGCCAAAGCATTGAGCGGTTTGCCTTCTTGGGCGCAATTCATTGATGTATGTGAGCAAGCGATCACTGAATACAACAATGAACATATTCATCGTGAATTAGGTATGACACCAAGTGAAGCACGCCAACAACAGTTAGCTGAAACGGATATCACATTCTTAAATGCTGAAGAGTTACGTGATTTATTCAGACCGCAAGAAATTCGCAAAGTACAACGTGGCTTGGTTTCTCTCTTCAATAACGATTATTTCAGCATGGATTTAGCGGATCACGATGGCGATGAAGTTCGTGTGAGCTTTGATATTCACAATGCAAACAGCGTGATCGTTCGCGCGATGGATGGCACATACATCTGTGATGCGCAATTTGATGGCAACAAACGCGCAGCATTCCCTGTGGCATATGTGGATAAATTGCGTGATGACCGTAGAAATAGCCGCTTACGTTTAGCACAAGCGAAAATTGCAGAGATCGAAGCGGAACACAAAGGCGTTGTGATTGATGTGAATCCTAACTTTGCATCCCTATTTGATGAGCCACCTGTTGCCATTGAGCAGCCTAAAAACACGATCTTCTTTTATGAAAGTGAGAAAGAAGAATTTGACAGAAAACAATTGAAACAAGCGGAGTAATCATGATCGAACTATTAAAAACTCACATGGATGAGCACAACCTCACTCAACGCCAAGTGGCTGATCAATTAGAAGTATCGCCTGCGCAAGTGAACCAATATTTAAAAGGTGCTTATGCTGGTGATGTGCCAAAGCTAGAGATCAAAATCAAGCAATTGATCGAACGCAAGCGTGAAAAAATATTGGATAAAAGCAATTTTAGTTATGTGGAAACACCTAAATCTAAGAAAGCAATGGATATGATCCGTTATGCCCATGTTGAGGATGACATCGTATTGATCACAGGCGGTGCAGGTTTAGGCAAAACACAAACCTTGAAAGAATATGCACGCAGAAATGTGGATGTGATCTTGATTGAAACTGAGCCAAGTTATACCCCTAAAGTTTTATTGAAAGAGTTGTGTCAAAAGTTAGGCGTAGATGATCGTGGTTCACTGCACACCATGACTGAAGTGATTGTCACTAAATTAAAAGTATCCAAACGTTTGATCATGATCGATGAAGCTGAGTTATTGCCTTACAAAGCATTGGAAACATTGCGCCGCATCCATGACAAGGCGGAAGTTGGTTTGGTGTTGGCAGGCTTACCGCGTTTATTGATGAACTTAAAAGGTAAACGCAGCCAGCACGTACAGCTCTATTCTCGTGTGGGCTTCCACTACACATTGGGTGACAAGTTGGATGAACAAGACATTTACGCACTTGCAACTTCAACCCTTGGCACAGAAGAGTTCAACGAAACATTATTCAAGGCCTGCGGTGCAAATGCTCGTCGCCTGAACAAGTTATTACGCGGTGCTATTCGCTTATCCAAAATCAATAAATGCAAGATCAACGAAGAGATGATCCAGCAATTCGCAACCATGTTAATTCACTAATAAGGAGTGATTTATGAAATCGTCAACAGCTCACAACCTCGCCAATTGCTTCTATTCAGAAACTAAAGAAGTATTGGAAAAACTCAAGCAGTTCTATTTGGATAAGGCTGAACAAGCCACAGATCAATTGATTAAACAGTTTTGGAACACAAAAGCATTTGCTTGCAACATCGCATTATTAACCAAAAAGGATAAGTAGTCATGGCAACAATCAAAGAGAAGTTTGTGGAATTTCTGATATCTGTCGATAAATCATCTAATAAAGAAGATATTGAAGAATTATTAAATTGTTATCTATCCTCCATCTCAGGTTGTTTTGATGGTTTAAGTATCAATCAAGCAGCAATGGGTCTAGGTGATGGTAGAGCTCTAGTGGTAACACTTATGTCTAATGACGAATTTGTTAATAGCAAGGAGAAAGACAATGGCTAAGAAACGTATTAAAGCAGCCGCAACTGTGTATGTACCACAGTCAAAAGAAGAAGTACAAAACGATATCCGTGAGATTGGCGATATCAGTCGTAAAAATGAGCGTTTAGAAACTGAAATGAACGACCGTATTGCAGAAATTACTAACGAATATGCACCTAAGTTTGAAGTAAACAAAGTGCGATTAGAGCTTTTAACTAAAGGCGTTCAAAGTTGGTGTGAAGCGAATCGTGATGACTTGACTAATTCAGGCAAAGTTAAGAGTGCCAACTTGGTCACAGGCAAAGTTGAATGGCGTCAACGCCCACCAAGTATCTCAGTGAAAGGTATGGATGCTGTGATTGAGTGGTTACAAGACAGCAAATATCAGCGCTTTTTACGCACTAAAGTGGAAGTGAACAAAGAAGCAATGCTCAACGAACCTGAAGATGCCAAAACGATTCCTGGCATCACCATCAAATCAGGCATTGAAGATTTTGCCATTACCCCATTTGAACAAGAAGCAGGCGTTTAGTTGAAGGAGCGCATGATGAAAAAGCTAACTCAAGCAGAAATTGAAGTTATTCGCAAAAAGAAGATCGCACAAATTAAGATCGCTCAAAGTCAATTGAGTCTTGAAGATGATGTTTATCGTGCGCTTCTCACTCGTGTGACTGGTAAAAGTAGTGCTGCAAAATTGAACCTAAAAGAGTTGGATCAAGTGATTGATGAATTAGTGAAACAAGGCTTTGTTGTGAAGTCCAATACAAAGCAACGCAAACCAAAACCAAGAAAAGAACTCACAGCCATGATCAGTAAAATCGAAGCATTGTTGTTAGATAACAATCTACCTTGGAACTATGCCCATGCTATCGCTAAACGTCAATTTGGTGTCGATAAGCTTGAATGGTTAACGTATGAACAATGTCACTCTGTTGTGGCTGCATTGCAGATCTACGCAGATCGACAAAAGAAAAAGAAGGAGGCGTAATGGATTACGATCAATTAGCAGATTATGAAGCTTATCTGCCTGAAACCGCCAAGAACATTTTAGATGTGATTGGTATTGTCGACACAATCAAACTGGTGCGCAAATATGGTGGCAATCCATTATTGATTCCTAAAGTTCGTCATTGTGGTAATGCCATCAGTTATTTAGTGGATGTGATTGGTGAAGCTTCCGCATTTAAATTGATTGAGCATTTCCGTGGTGAGCGTTTGTATTTACCTCGTTGTGATTATGCTTTGCGTAAATTGCGTAATGATCAATTTGTTCAAGCAGTGAATGATTATGTGATTGAGCATAAAGCATCACAAGACCAAGCACTGTTTGCATTATGTCCACAATTTGGGATCACATATCGCAGTGCTTTTTACATCATGAAGAACAACAAAGTTGAGAAGAAATTAGCGCAAGTTGTTCAAGATCGTTTGTTCTGAGGTGATTATGCATTTTGAATGTGAAGTTTGTGGCAAAGCACATGAAACAGAAGAAGCACTCAAAAATTGTTGTCAGATTGATTTAATGGAAGCCATCGCATCATTGGTTGAATTGGAGAGAGAAAAATATGAAATGTGTCACACGCCAGGATAAAGCATTTAGAAGAAGCTTAAATGATATCTGCCACATTATGCCTGCGATTCGCTCCATTTATATGCAAGTGGATCGGATAGAGTTTCATGACAAAGGCATTCTGTTTTTTGATCAAAACGGCAAGAAATTGAGTTCAATCAGCCGAGCAACTTTTCAACAAGAACATCAAGCTTATAACGCAATCTTTAATCCTGAAGCCCATCAACTGCTGTAAGCCATAGAATTTTTTTAGACTACCTCGTAATAGCAATGATTACGAGGTTTTTTTATGGCTGTCAAAACGTATCCCCCACAATTTCTGTTTTATATTCAGATCATCATCGACAATATCGAAGGTGGTTTCAGTGATCACAAAGCCGATACAGGTGGCAAAACCATGCACGGCATCACCGAGCGCTTAGCCCGTACACATGGTTATAAAGGCGATATGAAACACCTTTCAATGGATGAAGCCATTGATATCTATTACGAAGAGTTTTGGAAAGGCAAAGTTTCTAACCACATTAAACATCACTTAGCTTTCCACTTGTTCGATTGCTCCATCAATAGCGGTTACAGTCGCGCTGTCAAAATCCTGCAAGAAGCATTGGGCTTAAAAGCCGATGGTTTATTAGGTGTAGATACCGTCAATGCCATCAGCCAACACACAGAAAAAGAGATCATTTATCTCTTTGGCATCAATCGCATGTATTTCTATTCCACTCTTGCCAATTATTCAACATTTGGCAAAGGCTGGCGCAATCGCTTATTAAAACTATCCAATTTGGATTGGGAATTGGAGGCTGAAAAATATGAATAATATCATCAAAACCATTGGGCTGATCTTTGTCATCACGTTAGTGGCTGCATGCAAACCAACTGCACCAACGCAAGAAGCTATTCCAAACGAATGTATTGGTTGGAAGCCTGAAATAGCGCTCAAAACTGACTCCAAAGCAGTCATGATGGAAAAACTCGAACGCAACACAAGAATGCAACGTATTTGTCAGTAGTTATTTTTATTAATTAAGGAGATGTTATGAATAAAGGTAAAGAAATAATCGGAACATTTAATAGTGAAAATTCAAGTCACATAGATTTGATTAAAAAAAAAGCAGCGGAGCTTGTTGATTTGATTGAAGAGCATGGTAAAGACGGTCGACGTAAAGCCATTGCAATTACAGGTATTGAGCAAGCAACAATGATGGCAGTTAAATCCACATTTGAAAATCATTAAATTATTAAGCTATCTCTTGTAAAGGAGGTAGCTAATCTCAAAGGTGAATAATGAAAATCCTAAAAGAAATTCTATCGAATGATGATGGTCGCTATAGCACCACTAACTTT